GCACAAGCGTCTCCTGATGCAAGTCAAGCAACACCCAATAACCCTGATTATACACAACGTGTACCACCTAAGTTCCCTGATGCACCGTTGGATTCTCCGGCTACAGGTGGTTCTCAACTAACACCGAAAGGTGATAACTGGCAGAATTATGCAGACGCTAGTTCATCAGCCGGAACTACAGCACCGTACGGCGCTAACATGAGTGACGAATACTTAAAGAGAGTAATTCAAGCTGATGAAAATGGTGTGAGAATGCGTTTCTTAATTAGCCCAGAAGATGCTAAAAAAGCACTAGAGTGGAAACTACAAAACGGTGGCACAGTTAATAACAGAGCATTGGGCGAATCTTTCAATAGTGCTAAGATTATCCGTGCATGGCAATTACAAGAAAGTATGAAACTTCCATTACAATCTAAGTTATATTTGACACCTGCAGGTGTTGAAAGAATCTTTGAAGCAGTATCTAGAAAAGAAATGATGAACGAAGGTATTTGGGATTCTGTAAAAGATACTGTAAGTAAAGGTTGGGAAACAGCTACTAACAAGATTACTTATAACAAACTAATGTTATGGTGGGATAAGAACTATAGCTCTCGTACAGATGCAGGAGAAGTAGATACACAAGAAGTTATCGATTTCTTAAAGAGAATGGGAGTCGGTGAATCATTAATCAAGCAAGTATTTGCTGAACTAAAGATTCCTATGAGTGCAACAGTATCTCCTGACTCAGTAGATCCTAAGATGAGCCCAGATGCGTCTACTGGTACACCTGCTCCGTCTGATGCTACAGGTGCTTCATCAGCGGCTGCAAGTGCTAAACCTAATCCAAATCAGATGGCACAAGAACTTAAGGCACTTTGGGATGGATGGCGTGAGAAAGATGCTTCAATTGGAGCACCTGCTGTTAAAGCTCAATTAAAAGATATGTGGATGAGTTCAGGCGGCACAAATGTAGCTGAAGGTCGAAAGACTAGACGTTAAAATAAAGAGCACTTCGGTGCTCTTTTTTATGGCTGTCAAGTGCTATTGTATGAAAATGATAAATAATAGATATAGTTAATATTTGGGATATACATGGCAGCAGATCCATTAAATTCAGTCGGTGGTTATAGCGTTAGCATTCCACCAGTGCAAGTGATTGATTTCACTGGCAATGTAACCACGCAACACATTCAAGTTACTAACATTGATGTTAGTTCAAATCTTGTAGTATCTGGTACTTGCATTGCACAGAATTTTGTAGGGGACTTAGTTGGTAATGTATCATCTGGTGGTATTATTGCTCCTGGATACAACTCACAAGTATTGTATAATGATAATGGTAAAATTGAAGGTACTGGTGTATTAACGATTGATACGTCTACTGATAAAGTTACAATCACGGGTGAGTTATTGGCTAATGCACTCACTATTGGTTCAACTGAAGATAATCAATTTTGTACTACTAGAGTTTTGTTAGCAACAACAGTTAGCAACGCTCCGGATCAAAATTTACACAGAACACCAGCAGATTCTATTTGTTCTATCGATTATACAATCATTGCGTCAGACAATACATCTAACACTAGACAAACTAGTAAACTATTTGCTAGTGTTTTAGGAAGCGAAGTAGGGTATTTTGAATACGGTACGATTGATGTACCGGTCACGAGCCCGGGCGTAGGTGACTTTAAAGTAGTGTATAGTGGAGGAAATGTAGTGTTAACAGTAAGTCCAATTCCAAACAGTTTGGTTAACTACAAAATAATGATTACTAGCTATAAAGCATAAGGAAGATAAAAATGGCAATTAGAAAGTTTAACTCTGTCGGTGGTTTCTCAGTCGGTGAAAATCCAACGGACATAATCTTAGCAAATGGTGATATTACTACGACCAATGCTAATTTAACTGGTAACTTAAATGTTACTCATGTTAATGCAGGTAATGTCTACACTGACAATCTGCGATATGCAAACGGTGTTGTATGGGACTTACAAGAAGCCGCAGGTACTGATGGTCAAATTCAATTTAACAGCAATGATAACTTTGCAGCTAGTGGTAATTTAACATTCGTTGAAGGTACGAGTGGTGTAGGAGCTACACCGGCAGCTCTTACTGTTACTGGTAATGTTAATACTACTAACTTATATGCTTCCGGTGATGCTACGTTTGACGGTACTGTTACTGCTACAAACTTCAGTGGTACATTTGCTGGTACAGTTGAACTTTCAGGATACGAAACTGGTATCGTTTACATCGATGAAGGCTCTGCTACTGCTGATGCCAACTTAACATGGGACAATGCTCATGCTAACTTATCTATTCTTGGTAATGTTGATGTAAGCAAAAAAGTTAATGCAAACATTGTTGTAGCATCTAACTATTTTACTGGTGTATTCGGTGCTTCTTCTAGTTCACAACCAAACATTCACACTCTAGGTGAATTATCTAATTTAGATGTATCTGGTTCTGCTAATGTCCACGACTTCTTTGCTAACGGTAACGTTAAATTTACTGATGCCCAGTTTGCAAATAAATCTGTACCATTCTTTGACCAATACAATCGTGTAGTTGCTGACGTATCAAAACTTTCTTATGATTCTAGCACTCAATTATTGCACACTCAGAAGATTGAAGCCAATAGTCACTTTTTCTTAGATGGTGATACAAGCGAAATCCCATACTTAGATGGTAACAAGAAAGCAATTACTGATCCAAACTTCACATATGATGATGCTGATGGTACATTGTATATCACACGTGGGGTAGCAACTGGCTTAGTAACTGCTGGTGATTTTTATTCAGCAGGCAATGCAAACATTGATACTGATATAAACTTAGGTGGTGAATTAGTTGTTGATGGTAATGCAAATATTACTACTCACTTAAATGTTTCAGGACATGCTGAGATTACGGGTTATGCAAACTTAAAAGCTAACGCCAATGTTGCTACTAACTTGGGTGTTGGTGGAACAATTGATTCTATTGGTAGCATTACAACATCTAACAATTTATTTGTCACTGGTTATGCAAACGTTACTGGAAACGTTAAGGCAGCAAACTTAAATACAGCAGACAGCGGCTATGCAAACGTTCACTATTTGAAAGTTAGAGGTTCTGTTGATTCTGATTTGATTCCAACAGGATTGAATTATAATTTAGGTAACGCAACTCATCCATGGAAAGATGCATATATTTCAGGTGGCTCATTGCATATTGGTACTGTAACGGTTACCGATGCAAGTGGTAATTTAGCAACAGCAAATGGGTATTATTCAGACACATTAACAGCAGAACACTTTTTAGTTAACCAAGAAGCTAACATCGTGGGTGATTTGATTGTTGGTGGAGATTTGACTGTTGGTGGTATTACAACATATGTTAACGTTGATTCTCTCGCAATTTCTGATCCGTTAATTATTTTAGGCGGTGGAGAAGGTGGCGGAAACTTAGTACAAGCTGACGGTAAGGATCGTGGTTTATATTTAAAGAACTATGATGCATCAGGTGCGGGTTCTGTGTTCAACCAGTTCATTGGTTGGAAGACTAGTGCTAGTGAATTTCAGTTGTTAGAAAGTATAACAGAAAGCGGTGACGTTGTTTCTGGTAATCTAGCAAATGTAAGAGTTCAAACAGTATTCGCTAATTTATTCCATGGTGTTTTTGACGCTTCATCAAGCTCACAACCAAACATTCATACAATTGGTAACTTAACTAATGCAAACATTGACGGTAACTTAAATGTTACTAGTACAGCAACAGTTGGTACATTGATTGCAAGCGATTTAACTTACCCTACTGCTGATGGTACTAATAGACAAGTATTAAGTACAGACGGTGCTGGTGAGTTGTATTGGGCTACTATTGATACATATAAGGCAGCTAATGGAACAAGTAACGTAACTGTTAATGGTCCAGGACCCGATAACCCATCAGGCACAGGTGGCAACGTAACTATCAGTGTAGGTGGCACATCAAACGTTGTAGTAGTATCGACTTCAGGTGTTGATGTTACTGGTAATCTTTCTATCTCAGGTAGCTTAGACGTAGGCGCAGTTTCTATGTCAGGTGTTGCTTTGGGCGACTCTGCTATTAAGTCAGAAACTTACACTACAATTTCAACAACACAGAATCAAACAATTGCATCAGTGCCATTAGCTGGAACAAGTATTCGAGGTGTGTTCTTTGATGTTAAGGGTGAATGTGTATCTGAGCAAAAATATACAATCGCTTCTATTTCTGCTATTCACGATGATAACTCAGTTGATTTTGCAACCCATGGTTTAATTCATATGGGAGGTTCTGCCGGTAGCTTTATCGTTGTTTACGGAAGCAATTCGATTGACCTACAAGTTACACCTGCACATGGAGCTGACACAGTTTGGACGACACAATATAGAACAGTCTAAATACTACTGAGACATTATGCCAATTAAGAAATTTAATGCGGTCGCAGGTATCTCAGTAGGTGATGATGTCATCTTTGAGGTCATTGATGACTCCGCAAACATAACCGCAAATAACTTAACAGTAACCGCTACCACAACTTTGGGCGACATTTCTAATGTTAAGATAGATGGTGGAACAGCAAACTACGTTTTAAAGACTGATGGTCTGGGTAACCTATCTTGGGAAAACCCTTTGGACGTGGGCGTTATTGGTAATAACACAGAAGTACAGTTTAATGATAATGGATTGTTTGGTTCTAGTGCAAACTTCACGTATAACAAGACAACAGACGTATTAACGGCAGGTAACCTAGCTACACATAATATTTCTCTAACCGGTAACATTATACCTACAACAACTGAAGTCTATAACTTAGGTAACAGTACGCATAAGTTCAAAGACTTGTGGTTGTCTGGTAATACAGTTCAGTTAGGTAATTCAACAATCGAAGAAGTTAACGATACTATCGTTTTAACCAATCCAATCGGTGGACAATTCATTGTTGATGGTTCAACTACACAATACTCGTCTGTAGCATCAACTGTTTCAACTAATGCACAACCTAACATCACTAGTACTGGTACATTAATTGATTTAAACGCCAATGGTAACATTAACTTTTCTACTGCAAGTAACATTAATTTAGGAGCAGTTTCTAATTTAATTATCACTGGCGGCGCAAACGGACAAATCTTACAAACAGATGGTACGGGTAATGTAATATGGATTGATAATACTCCTACTACTACTGTTTTTACTGCAAACTCTATCTCATTAACTGGTGGTGTTTATGTTTCAGGAAACATCTCTAGCATCCAAACGTTTGGTGACTATAGTACAGGCAACGTTTATGTACTAACTGATGGTACAGGCACAGCACCTGCATGGTATGCTGACATTGATTTCTTAAACGTAGACAACTTTAACAGAGTTGTATTGAACATTAACTATACTCAGGCTTCGGGTCACACTATCTATGTTCAACTATACAATAATACATCAAGTGCTTGGGACAACATCGGAACATATACTGGTTTAGGGTCATATTATGCGTTTGCGTTACAAGTAATCGATGATACTTCTTACCTATCATCAGGCAGAGTTCAATTAAGATTGTATCACAGTAACCAGGGTAATGCTGGTCACACTACAAGTATTGATTATGCTGGATTAGAACTTTCAAATCAAGGTCCACAGGGACCAAAGGGTTCTACTGGAGCAACGGGCGCAACTGGTCCCGGCGTAGCGACTGGTGGAACTGCTGGTCAGTTGTTAGTGAAAGCAAATAGCACAAACTATGCTACATCTTGGACAGATTCAATAACATTGACAAGTTTAGTTGTAGGTAACTCAACATCTAATACATCGTTTGGTAATGGTACTATTGATGCTTCAGGTAACATTACGGCTAATAATTTTAGTGCAACTAACACTATAGAGGCAATCGATGGTTTCTTTTCAGGTAACATTGACGTATTAGGTAACTTAAATGCATCAGTTGGTGTTGTTTATGCTAACTCAGGTATACTGTACGGTAATGCAACTACTGGTGAAGGTGCAATGTACGCAGGTGTTCCTGGATACACTCCACTTCCATACACTATTGCTCAATTCGGTGGAAATATTGAGGGTTATGCTCAAATTAACTTTGAGAACATTAACCCAGTAGGCACAACAGACTATGTATTGACTGCTGATACAGGTACCGATACCTCTTACTATTTGGATATGGGTATTGCAGGTAGTCAATATGATAACTCACAACCTAACAACGGTTTAGGAACTGCACTAAACCCATTAGATGGTTATATCTATGCTCAAGGTCTTGATGCTAACCCAGGTGGCAACTTAGTTATAGGTACAACAATTGAGGGTACTCAGTTAAAGATTATTTCCGGTGGTCATGGTTCAAACGACATAGTAACTACGTTCGGGAACACAGAAGTAAATGTATCAGTAAACTTGAATGTCACTGGGGAACTCTCAGTAATAGACGGCAATATCAATATTCCTGCAGGTTATCATTTAGAACTCAACGGTTCAACTATTGAACTAGAGAATAATCAAGCAGGTGTGTTCAACACTGGTATTACTGACATTAACATTGGTTTAGGAGCTAACGTAAATCTTAGTGCATCCGGTCTACTAACTACAGTTAACGGAAACTTGAAAGCAGGTAACTTAGAAATCACAGGAGATTTGTCTGCTGGAAACATCCAATTATCTGGATCAAACGTAGCTAATTCTACAGTTACAAATACGTTGACTGCTAATAATCTCAAAGTAACTAATATTTTGAGTAACAGAGCTAAGATAACTGTCACAAATAACACCGTGATAGATTCGTTCCCAATAAATAGGTACAGGTCAGCTAAATATACTATAAGGGTTGCAAGTGACGATGGTTACCAAGCGATTGAAGTATTGTTAGTGCATGATGATGTAGAAGCATTCGTAACAATATATGGAAGTTTAAGTACTTCTGGATCAGATATGGTATTCCTGACAGCCAATCTAGTTGGAACTACGGTTTCTCTACTGGCTACTGCTACAACAACTAATACTGATGTGAATATGATTGCTTCATATGTCACAGATTGATTCTAGGAAATAGAGATGACAACAAAATATTTTAACGTTAAGCATGGTATAACAACAGGTGATATACTGTTGGATGCGGAAACCGGTAATATAACCGCAACCAATGCTAACCTTGGTAACTTAGCTACAGCAAATTTCTTCACGGGTGATGCTTATAAGTTAGCTAACTTAACTGGAGCTAACGTTACTGGATTTGTACCAAACGCAGTTCATGCTAACACAGCCAATACAGTAACAACAGCCGCACAACCAAACATTACAAGTGTTGGTACTTTGTTAAGTGCGAACGTTTCAGGGAACCTAGTAGCAGCTAACGTCAAAGCCAATACAATGCTAACAACTAGTGATTTGACCATCACTGGTAAAATTACAGGTGATTTGATTCCTAGCGCAAACTTAGGTTATGATATCGGTAGTTCTACATATCTATGGAAAGATTTGTGGTTATCTGGTTCAACTATTCACCTGGGAGCTGCCACAATTAGTGCAACGTCATCTGGTACTATTGTTGCATCTGGTGACAGTAATGTATCCGGTAACTTGAATGTCTCAGGTGATAGTACTTTAGGTAATACAGCAACTGCCAACTACTTCATTGGTAAATTTGATTCTTCATCTAGTAATCAAGCTAACATTACTAATGTTGGTACATTGGGTAACTTAACAGTTTCAGGTAATGTTTCAACTGGTGGTATTAAGACAGACAACTACTACTATGCAAACGGTAGTCCAGTTGACTTCCAACAAACTGCTGGATCGACTGGTGCTCTACAATATAATAACAATGGCGACTTTGGTGCAAGTGCTAACTTAACATGGAACAATGGTACATCAACACTTGAAGTTGATGGTACAATTAGTGTAACTGCTGTTGAAGCAACAACAGTTCAAGGTAGTTTAACAACTGCATCTCAACCAAACATTACAAGCGTTGGTACATTGAGTTCATTAGTTGTTTCTGCTAACGCTAACGTAGGTAACATTAATTCAAGTGGTACTGGATATATTTCTGGTAATTTAGATGCTGGTAATGTTACTACTGGTGGCGTGTTAAAGACAACTAGCACAACTAATGCTTCTGGTACAGGCACTGGTGCATTGATTGTTGCAGGTGGTGCAAGTATTAGTAAAGATTTGTATGTTGCTGGCAACTTGTATGTTCCAAACATTGTTTCTACATCAAGTGTTACACTTACTGTAGAAGATCCTTTACTATATCTATCTGCTAATACAACATTCCCGTATGATTATGATATCGGTTTCTATTCCGCTTTCTCAACTGGAGCAGCAAACGCAGGCTATCAGCACACTGGTCTTTTTAGAAATCACGCAGATAGTGCATGGTATCTAGTAAGTAACGTAGGTGAACCAACAGGCGGAACAGCTGACCTTTCTAATGCAAACGTAGTTTTTGACGCATTCAAAACTGGCAACATTGATGTAACCGGTACTATCACAGTATCCGTTAACGCAAATGTAACCGGTAATATTAAATCAGGTAATGCTAATTTGGGCAATGCCGCAACAGCTAACTACTTCATTGGTTCTGGTGCAAACTTAACAAACATCCCAGGAGCAAACGTTTCTGGTAACGTGGCTAATGCTAACTTGGCTGGATATGTCACTCAAGCCGCGCAATCTAATATTACAAGTGTCGGTACACTAACAAGTTTGGGTGTGAACGGCACGTTAACCGCTAAAGACATTACTGCAAACACTGGTGTGTTTACTGGTAATGCAAATGGATTGAACAATATTCCAGGAGCTAATGTAACCGGTACTGTTCCAAATGCGAACATGGCTGCTTATGCAGGTAACATCACTCTTGCTGCCCAGTCTAACATTACTAGTGTCGGTACATTAACAAGTTTAACAGTTGCTGGTAATATTAGTGCAGGTAATATTGACGGTGGTAACTTAGTTGAAGCAAATTACTTCTCAGGAGTTATTGCTGCTTCTTCATCAAGTCAGCCAAACATTTCTAGTGTTGGTTCATTAACATCATTGGATGTTTTAGGTAATATTGACACTGGAGCTAACATCAACGTTGACGGTGAAGTTATCGCAGTTGGTAATATCACTGCGCCGTACTTCATTGGTAACGTTCAAGGTAACATTAGTGGTACGTTAACTGCTCCGGGTTCTAACACACAAATGTTGTTCAATGATGCAGGCAACATTAATGGAAGCGCAAAAGTAACATTCAACAAAGATACAAACGTATTTGCAGTTACTGGTAACATTACTTCATCAAATGCTAATTTGGGTAATGCCGCAACAGCTAATTTCTTCATTGGTGATGGTTACAAATTGGGTAACATCACTGGTGCTAACGTAACAGGGTATGTAGCAAACGCAGACTGGTCGAACAGTGCAACCGTTGCTACTACTGCAGGCACAGTAACTACTAATGCTCAACCAAATATTACTAGTGTGGGCACACTGACATCATTGGTAGTTTCTGGCTTAACGACTACAACTACACTAAAAGTAACTGGTGGATTCACTTCTGATAGAAGCCCAGTAACTGTTAGTGGAAACACAGTTATCGACCAATTCCCAACAGGCTCTTACAGAACTGCTAAATATGTTGTTACTGCAAACGCAGACGATGGCTACCAAAGTGTAGAGGCATTATTAGTTCATAATGATGTTGGATCATATATTACAATTTACGGCAGCATCAGTTCTGGTGCTACTGATGTAATTGATTTAACTACTAGCGTTGACGGTGTATCTGGTAACGTAAGATTATACGCAAGCAACGCAAGTCCTAACGCTCATGTTAATTTGGTTGCAACGTATGTGTAAGTAATTTTTTGACAATTTAGTTTGTTCATAGGGAATATGGAACTGTGACATTTAAGTATTTTAACGTTAAGAACGGGCTTAGTACCGGCAATATATATCTCCATTCTGGGAATAGCAATATTGTTGCGAATACCTTCATCGGTAATCTTAAAGTCACGGACAGTGCAAACTTAGGCAACGCCGCAGTTGCTAACTTCTTTGTAGGTGATGGTGGATATCTTTCTAACATCTCCGTCAATTCTTCTAATATCGCTAACTTAGCTAACCTAGCTAATAGCGCCAACATTGCTAACTTGGCCAACCTAGCGAACAGTGCTAACTTAGCAGAATTAGCAAACATTGCTAATATTGTATCCTCATCTTCTCAGCCAAATATTACTAGTGTAGGTTCTTTAGTAACACTACATGTTTTGGGTGATACTACACTTGACGGTAACTTAACTGTAAATGGTACAGTAACCGCTGTCAATTCAACTATTGTTGAAATTGACGATTTAGCTATTGTCTTAGCCAACGATGCTTCATCTAGTTCACAAGCGAACGGTGCAGGTGTTATCATCAATGGCGCAAATGCAAACATGCTATACAATAGCACAAGCAATGCATTTGTATTCAGTCACAAAATAAGCGCAGATGGTAGTTTATTAAGCAACATCGCTGGTGCTAATGTAACCGGTGCAGTTAGTTATGCTACTACTGCAAATAGCGTTGCTGGCGCAAACGTCAGTGGACAAGTTGCTAATGCACTAGTTGCAAGCACGGTTTATACTAATGCCCAACCAAATATTACAAGTGTTGGTACACTTACAAGTGCTAACATTTCAGGTAACTTAACTTCAGGTAATGCTAACTTAGGTAATCTAGCAATAGCTAATTACTTTACTGGCGGCAATTTAAAAGCTAACAGCAACGTAGAGGCAAGTAACACCACAACTGGTGCATTGCAGGTTGTTGGTGGCGCCGGCATTACTGGTAACGTATTCATCGGTGGTATCTTAACTGTTACGGGTGACTTCCAAGTAGGTAACTTGAACAGTAATGGTAACATTATCAACAACGGTTTTGTAACATTTACTCAACCTATCACAGTAACAGCATCAAACGCCGCAATCAGTACAACAACTGGTGCTATTGTCACTAGCGGCGGTATCGGTGCTGCAGGTAACATCTTTGCTGGCGGTGATTTGAACATTGCTGGTACGGCAAACATCGGTAACTTAAATGCTAACGTATTGAACGTAGCAAGCATCACAACTGGCACTGGCACAGGTGGTAACATCAGCGGTGCTAACTGGGTATTTGCTAACTATTTCAGCGGCTCTGGTAACAACCTAAGCAATATTCAAGTTGGAAATATTACTGGTCTAGGTAACTTAGCAACGTTAAACAAAGACGGTAATGCTGGTAACATACTTTATGGTAATGGTGTATTTGCAGCAGCCCCAAGTGGTTCCGGAACTTATGGTAACAGTAATGTTTCCTCTTTCTTGGCGAGTTTTGGTAGTAACACTATTGTAACAACAGGTAATATCACTGCTGGTAATGCAAACTTAGGTAACGCAGTAACAGCAAATTACTTTGTGGGTAACGGTAGCTTACTAACCGGAATCGCAAAAGCAACGAGTGCGGATAGTGTTGCTAACGGCAATAGTAATGTCAATATCTTGACAGCTAACGGTAACGTCACAATCGCAGCCGTGGGAAATACTGTTGCAACAATAACTGGTACAGGTGTTAACGTTGCAGGATATGTAACTGCAACAGGTAACATCACCGGCGGAAACGCTAACTTAGGTAATGCAGTAACAGCTAACTTCTTTGTAGGTAATGGTAGTCTATTGACTGGTATTGCTAAGGCATCCAGTGCGGATAGCGTTGCTAATGGCAACAGTAACGTAAACATTCTAACAGCTAACGGAAACGTTACTATTGCAGCAGTAGGAAACACTGTTGCTACTATTACTGGTACTGGTGTAAACATTGCTGGATATGTAAACGCAACGGGTAATGTTACTGCAGCCAATGCAACTCTAGGCAATAGTGTAACTGCAAATTACTTTATTGGTAACGGTCATTATCTGACTGACATTTTAGGTACACAAATTTCAGGTGAAGTTGCTTATGCTAATCTTGCAAATAGTGTAGCTGGTGCAAATGTCACAGGGCAAGTAAGTAATGCACTAGTAGCAGGTACTGTATACACAAATGCACAACCAAACATCACTAGCGTCGGTAACTTAACAGTAGCAAACGTAACTGGAAATTTAACTTCTGGTAATGCTAATTTAGGTAACTTGGCAATAGCAAACTATTTTAGTGGTTCAGGTAATAACCTAAGCAATATTCAAGCGGCTAACATTAGTGGTATAGTTGCCAATGCAAATGTTGCTAACACTGCATATTCAGTAGCAGTAGCAAACGTATCAGGTATTGGTAACATTGCTACTGTTAATAAAGATGGCAACAGTAGCAATATATTATACGGTAACGGTGTATTTGCAAGTGCTCCTGTAACTTACGGCAACAGTAATGTAGCGACATACTTACCTACATATACTGGTAATCTATCACCTGGTAATTTAACTGTTACTACAAAAGCTAATTTGGGTGATGTTGCAAATATTTATATTTCAGGTGGCACTTCTGGTCAATATCTGAAAACAGATGGCTCTGGAAACTTGTCATGGGAAACAGTAACAGCTAGCGGTGGAGGAGGAAACTCTGAGTCTACTGTGACCGCAGTAGATAACTTTACCGGTGATGGTGTTGAGACAACATTCACGTTAAGCGTAACACCTCAGAACATTAATCAAACCTTCGTTAACTATAACGGTGCCCTACAATTACGTGCGGCATATACGTTGAGTGGTGCAGATATTACATTCAGTGAAGCACCTGCTAATGGATCATTGATTGAAGTTACAACTACTATGGGTGTAACGCAAGCAGGTGGCAGTTCTCTAACTGTCAGGAATTATGTTTCTGATGGTGTACAATTAACTTATACAGTATCAAGTGGTGTAACTGCATCTAGCTTATTAGTTACTGAAAACGGCTTGGTCCAAGTTCCGACGACTGATTATACTGTTAGTGGGTCTACATTAACTTTTGTCACTGCCCCGGGTTACGGGGTAAAAATTCAAATTCGTGAATTAGGTACAGCGATATCAACAGTTACTCCGCCCGGAGCAGATAAGCAAGTATTGTTTAATGATGCGGGAGTATTTGGTCACAGTACAGGTTTAACATATAACAAGTCTAACACTACGTTGTCTGTTAACAACATTGTAGTGGGTACAGTTACTGGGCATTTGAGTCCTAGTGCAAATATCACCTATGATTTGGGTAACGCAACAAACCGATTCAGAGATTTATATCTAAGTGGTAACACAATCGATTTGGCTGGCGCAAAGATTTCAGTAAACAACACAGATGGTTCTGTCAAGTTAACACCGGCTGCTACAGTAGCCAACCCTACCCCAGTCGCACAGACAATTTCTAGTCCTAGATATATTACAATGTATCAAACAGGTGAAGTCACGTCACCTAAGACAGGTACTTCACGATACTACCCACCCAAACCCGTAACAGTATCAAATGTATCTGCTAGTTTGAGCGTATCAAGCCCAGTTAATTTAACATTTGCGATTTACAAAAATGGTTCAAATACCGGGGCATATACAATTAACGCAAATTCGTATACAATGTCATCTTCATCTGCAAATATTTCATTGACTACCACTGATTACTTAACAGTCAACATTTTGACCGGTAGTGCTACTGACTTAAAGATGGATTTAGAGTACAGGGACACGTAAGATAAATATAAGATTATGAATAAACCACACTTTCAAACAATGTTTAGTAGTACTTCAGGTATGGTCTACCAATTTTTGGGAGAGATTCCAGATGGTGCTAAACCAGTAGCTGTCATAACTGAAATGTTTAATGAAGATTCAGGTCAAGATTTGATGAGCACAGTTGTAGTTGAAATGGACAATCGTTATGTATTGTACACTGATTTACTTGAGGTAGTGACTTCTGATAATTTTGAATTGGTAACTGATTTAACACCTGATGTAGTTGTAATACCTGAACCATTAACAGACGAGCAACCTCCGGAAGGACCATAATGTTAGTAAGATATAGAGCAACTAGCGCACTAACGCTACAAAATTTTAAAGATGATATTAACGGCATCATCACAGGTACTATTACGGCAGCTAACCAATTAAGTTCACCGGCACAAGCAAACAGTACAGTATTAGGTAACTATCCATCTGCTGTTTATTCTAGAGTTAACGGAACATCATACACGTATAGTAAAGTTCACAACTCAGTAGGCTCAAAGACTCACTACTTTAGATTGACATTTGATTCAACACAGTTGACTACATTTACCATCGCACAAGATTACACATCTGGTACCGACACATTACTCAACTCATACGCTAAGACAATCAACTTGCAAAAGTTTACATATGATTCAACTAACCCACAAAGTTTAGACATTATTATAAACAATAAGGGCATCTGCTTCTTATCACCTTATTCAGGTGTGTATGGTGGTTTGTTCGATATTGGACATAGTGGAGTAAGCAGAACATATACATCAAGTATGTTGATGACTTACATGAACTTTGATAACGTATTGAACAACAACATTGATACATTTTTAATACAGAATCCTGTGTTTAAAACAACTACTGGTGGTACCACACCTTACTCATATAATTTAGATACATTAAGTTATGGTTCATTAACATATGGTATTACTACTACGATACCTTATAAGAGAATGACTACTGTTGGAGGTACTGTTTCTGTAATCGAAAACCCAGTATTCTTAGATTGCCCAAACAGCGCATACGCAACTCATGTGTTGTACGGTGTTTATAAATTACCCACAAACTGTTTCTCCGGCATTCAAACGTATGTCGATGGAAGTAGTTTATACAGAATAACATTCTTAGACTTTAGCTTTTTGGTAGACTAATATGATTGTAACATTTAACCCAATGATTAACACAGCCGCAACTCCTGATGCGAGCTATATGAATTTTTTACGATGTGTGACTGCTATTATGACAGCGGCATCAGGCACTACCACACTTACTGTAAACCCCTTTACTAATAACACCGGTACAATTGACAATACAAAAAATTGTATCGTAAGTATTGACGCAAATACTGAAGCTGGCGGCTGGACAACTAGTGCATCACATTCTATTGTCAGTTCAGGATCATTCACATCACCTGCTACTACAAGTCAGTTGTATAAAGCGGATTTTTATAATGCAAGTGGTAAATCTGCTCAACCTTATAATAAGTTAACTTTCACTAATTGGGCTAGCGGATCTAGTAACCATTATTCTGCCGTAGCCGCCGCAACTACATCAGCTTTATGGGCTAGTGCTCCTTCGGTGATTATGGTAGTTGGATGTAGTACTACAAGTGATTTGACAGGTACTAATTATGTGGTAAATAATCATTTAGTTTCTGCATCAACTCAAACTAGTTTTGTTCTTAATCATACTGCAGGTCTGTCCGCATCACGAGCGAACCAAATTCCAGCCGCTTTATTAGTGAACAATACCAATTGTGTTTATAGAATGGCGGTTACTGCAAACTATTGCATTTTGTGGGAAGTAGCAAATGGTAATAGTTATTCTACTGGATATTCAAATTTATTAGGTTCCGCAGCAATATCCACCTATATTCATCCTGAATTTAGCTACGGAACTTTATTTTATGCAGGGTTTAGAGAAACTCAACCATGGGAAAACTCATTGAACCACAATCCACCTTGGTGTGGATTTCAAATTTCACACACTGTTAAGACATCAACAAATACCCCAGATGCAGTTGCATCCTTTATGGCTACACTAAATGATACTGGTGTAGCGTCATCTACCAGCCAAATATATTTTACTTGTAATACATATACAACAAATCAGAATATGATATCTGCATTTTCATCGATTGGTAACGAAACAACTAACACAGGTGGACAATCATACGTTGCTGCTGATACTGCTGTTAATCAAGGGTTACGAATTCCTATACTACTAAACAGAGACACCTCAGGAACCACTTTTACTAACCAGTTATATATGCCTGTTTCTGATCCTAATACAGGATCATTGGTACCGCCTGCAGTGCCTATTGTAATGCGAAGAAATATTTCAGGTACTTGGAACAACGGCGGCGCCGCACGAGGTATCTATAAGAGTTTAAGCATGCCATTGTCAACAATGAAGTTATATTTCAGTAACGGGCAAACGTTTACTATCGGTAGCGATACATACATACCAATTGTTTTTAACGAAACAATGTATTTGATTAGGAACGCTTAATGGCTGCTATTAGTGTCAGCGTTGATTTAACTTCTAAACCGGTTAGTATCTCGTCGGTACTGCCGGTGCGTGGATACGACTCAACACTATTAGAATCAGTAGTATTAGAAGCATTGACTGCGAACTTAACTATTGTAAAAAATAATGAAGATAGTGCTAGTAACAAGTTGCAGGTAGCATTATCGAATGGACTTTTGCCGTCTATCACATATGCAAAAACAGACGGAACGCCAATTGGAGCCGGTGGCGGTGGAACATATTGGATAACAGGATAATTTAAACAAGGAGAAAGAAATGGCACATTTCGCACAAATAGATGAAAACAACATCGTAACAAATGTTATCGTAGCAGAACAGGATTTTATCGATTCTGGCGCTGTAGGCGATCCATCTAAGTGGATCCAAACAAGTTATAACACACAAGCAGGTGAGCACAGACTAGGCGGGACACCATTACGTAAGAACTATGCAGGTATTGGTTACACATATGATAGTCAACGTGACGCATTTATTCCACCATGCCCATACGCAAGTTGGGTATTGAATGAAGATACATGTATGCACGAAGCACCTGTTGCAATGCCAGATGATGGTAAGTTCTACTCATGGGACGAACCAACAACATCTTGGGTTGAAATCACTTTACCAGAGTAAGTAAATGACCACTAAAGTTAATGACCATAATATTGAAACTGACACGATTGTAACTGTCGGTGTATTAACCAGTTTAGAGATTGCAGGCAGTCTCCACGCTGGTAGTGCAAACTTAGGTAACTTGGTGGTCGGTAACTATTTTCAAGGTGATGGTAGTCTACTCACTAACGTTGCTATCGGAACGTTATCCAATTTAACTGTGACCGGCAATGTAACTTTAGGTACTGTTAGTAATGTACACATCACCGGCGGAACTACCGGACAATACATCAAAACTGATGGGGCAGGAAATTTAAGTTTTGGATCAGTTGCTATACCTGATATTATGCACCCGTTTCTATTAGGATTATAATATGGCATTTTCATACAAAGTTTTAGGTCAGTCTAACCCAAGCGCAACGACAAACACAACATTGTACACAGTACCCGCTGCAACACAAGCAGTTGTTTCTTCTATAACAATTTGTAATCAATCATCTACCCCTGCAACTGTTCGAATTGCAGTAAGACCCTCAGGAGCAACACTGTCTGCACAGCATTATATTGTGTATGATTCAACCGTTAGTGGTAATGATTTACTAACCATTGCCATTGGTATCTCATTGGCAGCAACTGATGTAGTTACTGTATATGCAAGTACTAGTACTATGAGTTTTAGTTTGTTTGGATCTGAAATTGCATGACTTTACGATCCCTTAAAACCTCTAGCGTAATAAGCTCACCTACTAGCGGTTTCTCAGCAGTAGCTCCCACTGCACCAAATGAACCTACGATAGGTACAGCAACTTCTACAGGACAAACAACTGCAACTATATCTTTTACTGCACCTGTAAAAAACGGCGGTTCTACTATACTTGCCTATACAGCAGTTAGTTCACCCGGTAATATCACTGCGACTATTTTTCAATCTACATCAGGAACAATTACTGTTGTTGGTTTGACTCCAAACACATCTTATACATTTGTAGTATACGCAACCAACAGTGTAGGTAATAGCAGTAACAGTAGTTCAAGTAATCAAATAACAACGTCACCCGCATCTTCTTTAAT